GAACAAGTTTAACAAGCCTGGTACCCATAAAAACAAGAAAAAATATACTCGCAAACCAAAGCATAAGGACTACAGCAAACTAAAAGAATTGGATATGGATGATCTCAAACGATGGCAAACAAAGTAATACTAGGCAAAAGCACCAACTCCAATATAGGACACAGCTCTGCTACTTATGGATTGTGGGCTGCCAGAGCAGGCGAAGAAGAAGTAACCGATTGCACTAAAGACCAACTGGTGTTGAATACAGAAACCATAGGTAACGCATCTGGGGCTATAGACATAGGACAGTTTCAGGTTATCCCAAGCACAGGAACTACCGCATCACAAGAGGTAAGCATAGCAGGTGGTGCAAGTTCCACAGTCAGTTATGCGAATCTCGGTACAAGTAGTTTTGTGCAGGGCTATTTCTCAAGAGGTTCTTACTCTGTATCAGGATCAAGTTTGTCTCAATATATGAATACAGCTAACTATGGCGGCACTACCAGTGTGTCCATGAGCAATGGCGGTGCAACAGCCATCACAGGCCAAGTAACTGCTTGGAAGGGTTTTTCAACAGATAGTTTGTTTTAATCATGGCAAACGAAATACCGATACTACCCATTACTTATGCTTCAGAACAGCAACTGAATACTGCTATAGCTATTCTCTTGGACAAGTTAAGGCAAGAATATGATGCTGTTGAAATATCACGATTGCATACTTGGATAATAGAACTAGAAAAGCAAAGAACAACTTTAAGATTAAAAAATGCCTACAGTACCTAGAGTAATATGTGGAAAGAGAGGCTCGGATTATGGTCTGTACATCTCGCAAAAAGATGTGGATGTAACCAATACAGGTTTATCTACCTCACTTTCTTTTGATTCCAGATCAGTCAGGGGCTTGGTTATTTCTGCCAAAGGAGAAGGCACATTGGCTGCACCGACTGGGGTTGATCCACCAACCTTTACCACTGCTACCATATCGCATGGTTTGGGCTATGCTCCTTTGTTTGCAGTCAGGTGGTGCTTGCCTGCTGATTTGAGCAGTGGGGTGGCAACTGTTATGTATACCCCTAATGACTATCACACAGAGGAAGAATCAACTGATGGCGAGGAAGAAGAATCCATTTGGAAAGATTTTGAGGATCGTGGAGTTAGCGTTACAGCAAACACGACCAACCTAGTCATTACCAATCAATGTGCAGGAGCGAGTTTAGTGGTGGAAGAATCTAATGGAGGAGAGCCAAATGAGTTTTCCAATACTGGCAATTCAGCTATTTACTATGCCTATGTTATATTCAAGGGCAAAGACACAACCAACAGGTGCGGTTTATGACCGATTACAATATATTCTATAACTCCGATAAAGACATCAGTTGGGTAACGGATGGAGAAACCTCTGCAGCAGTAATTTCGGCACAGGAAGATTTGGGCTTGACTCATGTGGTTTTAGACTTAGAACAGATCCCTGCCTGCGATCACTTCTATATCAATACTGCAGGTGATGGGGTAACAGCCTATTCTAGTTTCTCTCTCAGCTTCAGTGCCACTACCATAGCTATAGATGCAACAGTCACGATTACAGGGTGTCCTGCAGCAACGGAACTCTTTTTAGATGGGGTGTCGCAAGGCACTTATTCCAGTGGGGCTTTAACATTAACAGGCAGTATGGGGGGTAGTTTTACCTTAAAGTTTGTCAAGGATAAATACTATACTTTCATACAAAAGATAACAGTATCAAGGTCAACATGAATATAAATTTATTAAAAGCGGGAGCTACATACGCAACCAAGAGAGCCGCTTACTACCCCAAGTTCGCAGAGCAGATGGACAAACTGTGGCATGATATAGACAATGGAACCTTAACGACCTCTGGGGATTTCTATACGAAGTTGAAAGTGGTTAAAGATAAATATGCAAAGGAGTAAAAAATGAGCGATGAACATGAACACCATCCAAGCGGAAGATTCGGAGGCGACATGGACAGGAACGAAGTTGAGATGGATCTCAGTAAGTTTATGGCTATGGTACAAGAGATAGGTGCGCTTAAAGACAAGATCAGAGATTTGGAAGATGTAACCAAAGCCAATCCCTATCAAAAGGTTATCTTTATAGCACAGGCAATGGACAGTTGGCGTATATTTCCCAGAGCATTTCTAAGTATTTATATGTTTCTGCTCTACTATACGGTTATGTGGTTTATGGATTTGCCTGACCCTTCTTTTGAACAATCAGGGTTAATCTCCATTGTTGTTGGCTCAGGCGCAGCTTGGTTTGGGCTTTATGCCGGAACGAGCAATTCAAGTAAAAAGTTTAAAGGCGAGAGCTAATCAATGGAAATTATAAGAATCATAGGCGAGGTAGGCTTTCCTATAGCCATAACCATAGTCTGTGGATTCTTTATTTTCTTAACAATAAAATACATACTAGAAAGTGTGGTCAGTCAAGTGAATGGCATCTATGTCATTGTTTCAGGTTTGGACAACAGAACCAAAACCATGAGCCATGATTTAATTAGAGTAGATGCAACCATGTGTACTGTCTTAGGCATCCGACCTGACTTAGAAAGAATTGCGAGAGCAAATGGGAAGGAAGATGCAAGGAAGGACTGATGGATGTATCCCAAATAACGCAAGCGATAAGCGATTATGGCTTTCCTATCGTTGCCACAGTAGGTCTTCTTTATATGATTTACTTTATTTGGAAATTTATAACAACCAAAATAAAAACCAGATTAGGAGACACCCAGAAGATAGTCGTGGCTTTAATAGACCGCATTAGGATGTTGGACAACGACATCATCAGGTTACAGCAGAAACTGGATACGGTAATAGAATTGAGGGATAGAAATGAAAGGGAAGAAGCAAGAGAGGCGAGACAAAAGAAGTAAAATCGTTTTTGATTATTACAAGAAAAGACCCAACTATCGTCTGATGGCTGTAGTGGTATTGTTTATATTTACTTTGGCGATCTCAGGGGTTGTGCTTGCAGATCAGTTAGTGCATAAATTCGGCAGTCCCAGTTTCAATGCACTGAACCAGTCAGCCCATTACCTGACCATTGACGAGCAGGAAAGAACCAGAGCAGAAAAAGCTGCATCTGACATACAGGATGCTTTAGACGAAGCTGAACGAGAAGCAGATAATACAGTACTTTCCAAGTTCCTTCGCAATCTGGAATCAAGGATCTATTCAACATTGGCAAAGGATATATCGGAATCCTTATTTAACTACAGTGGTATTCCCACAAGAGACAATCCGATAGCAGGGGAAATAAACTTAGAGGGCAACATATTAAAATGGATCAATGACGGAATCACAATTACCCTTATCATTGAAGAATGGTTTGATGGGGTGCTTATCTCAACGACTGAGATTATCATTCCAGTAGGAAGTTTTGGTGGCTGTTGGGTAGACTGTGACGGATGAAATGGTTATTTATCATAGTAGTTATTTTTCTTAATGGCTGTGCGGCTATTGCCCTTAACTCCAATAATGAAAAATGTTTAGAACCCTTCTTTCTTTGTGTACAGGGGCCACAGATAGTACCCACTGCCGCTACCCAGCTTTTGAACCTGCCACCACCAAATACCAAAGCGGTAGTTGCTGTATATGCCTTCCCTGATTTAACAGGACAAAGAAAATCCCAAGATAACCTCGCCAGTTTCAGCACCGCAGTAACCCAAGGCGGTGTGGATATTCTGATAGAAGCATTAAGGGATGCAGGTAGGGGCAACTGGTTTGTGGTAGTGGAAAGAGCAGGTTTGGATAGCTTGACCAGAGAAAGGCAACTGATTAAAAACACCAGACAGACCTATGCAGGAGAAGGCGAGAATGTTCTCAAGCCATTGCTCTATGCAGGTTTGATCCTTGAAGGGGGGATTGTTTCTTACGATACTAATATCAGAACAGGGGGAACAGGGGCCAGATACTTGGGCATAGGAGCCAAGAACCAGTACAGGGAAGATAAAGTAACGGTGGTTATCAGGGCAGTATTGGTACAGACAGGGGAAGTGCTGCTTAATGTCACCTCTACAAAAACAATATTATCCACAGGCAGAGGCACTGATTTGTTTCGTTTTTATGAATTGGGAACACAGCTAGCTGAATACGAAAGTGGCAGTACTGAAAACGAACCCATAGGTCATGCAGTCAGGACAGCCATAGAAGCTGCAGTTTATGGCTTGGTTATTCAGGGATTGGAAAAAAAGGTTTGGGATTTTAATTATGATACACTTATATCGGAGGAATGAGATGAAAATATTTCTTAGCATAGTTCTTCTGTTTGTTTCTGGGGTTGTCTTTGCAGGCAATAACGATATTTATATCACGCAGACTGGCACAGGATTAACTTTGACGATTGACCAGATTGGGGCATCCAATAAGGTTGGTACTTCCCAAGCAAGGGTCATTCTAAGCGGAACCTCTATGACCGTAGACCTAGACCAGATTGGCGACACCAATACAATAGCTGCCAGTATCCTGCAAGGAAATTCTTCCAGTTGGACTTACAGTGCAACAGGAGACAGCAATGTGGGAACATTTGCGGTGGGAGCCACTGGCGATGTGGCAGCTACAGACTTTGATTTTGCAGCAGTCGGGGATTCCAATGTGTTGACGTTCACGCAAGGAGATGCAGCAACAGCGACAGCAGGTAATCAGGATTTCGCCATTACAGGAACTTCCAATGATGTAAATGTCAAGTGCAATGTCGTTGGCTGTATTAACAGCTGGATTGTTTCTGGAAATTCCAATGACATAGATACCCTGCAATCAGGCAGACAAGATCATGACATTACGGTTGTTCTTACTGGAAGCTCTAACAATATAGATATAGACCAAACCGATACAGCGAGTACCAATGTTGCCAATATAATTTCAACAACAACCAGTGGCGTTATTAATGTAGACCAATGTGCAAGTGGCTGTTAATTTTACTGGTAGGGTCACTTAACGCAGCCGAAATTGGGGAGATTTCTGAGCTAAGAGGCATAGGCGAGATCACTCGCAAAGATTCCAATACCTCACATTTGGCTGAACTGTCTTCCGATATATTCTCCTTTGACGACATCAGAACAGGCAATGGTCGTATGGCAATCCAGTTCTTGGATTCTTCCATCTTGAAACTGACCGAGCATTCCAAGGTCGTTATTGACGAATACATCTACGATCCTGACCCAAGCAAAACCAAACTGGCTTTGAACATGGCATCAGGCACAGCTCGTTTTATCACTGGTGCATTAGGCAGGATAAACAATAACAATATTCTTATCAGGACTCCGAGTGCCACGATTGCGATAAGAGGAACCGATTTCACTACCACAGTGGATGAATTGGGGAGAAGCCTGATTATCCTGTTGCCTAATCCAGATGGTACTTCGTCTGGTGAGATTGCAGTGGAAACATGGTCTGGAACCGAGATCCTTAACAAGCCTTTTCAGGCTACGATGGTATCCACCTTTGAATCCAGACCGACAAAAGCGGTAGTGCTTGGCAATATGACACTTGAGCTTATAGACAATATGCTCATCATCAACAAACCACCTGCTATTGTGCAGGCTATAGCAGAACAGAAAGGGGTGGCAAAAACGGAACTGGACAAGGATTTCTTTGAAGATGCCCCTGACCTGGATAAGGATTTCTTGGAAACAGAAGAAGAAATAAGCCGATTGGACATAGATTTATTGAGCTTTGATTTCCTGGTTGATCTATTGGCGATACTATCAGCAGGATCTAAGAAGAAAACAGCAGCAGGTGGAGAATTGCAAGGAGTGGAACTGACAGGTATTATTCCTGGCTTTGATCCTAACTACCAGACCTACACTTTTGTAGAGGGAGCGTATTTGTACTTGGTGCATCAGGGAACCAACACTTTTGATATTGCTCTGGATAGATATGCTGCGGCTTATCTTAGTATAGACACAGCAGGAATTTTTATGGAGATAGAGGTTAATGGCGCAGGCGATAATACTATTATTATTTTTCAGTCTCCTTAGTTTCAATGTGTCAGGCAACAACCTGATTACCATTCAAACCAAAGGTACTGGAACTACAATCACCACCAAGCAGGTAGGCAGCAACAACACCATAGGCATCTATTGTGGTCTGGGCAGCTTTGACAGCTCTCTGGTCAATACCCACAACTGCGACAATGCCACCATCACTGCCACAGTAACAGGGATCTCAAATATCGTTTATTCACAATCGGTGTGGTCAAACCACGATGGACAAAAATGGATAACCACAGTAATTGGCAATGATAATTATGCAGTTATAGATATGGATGAAGATGACAATACTTCTAGGATTACCCAGACAGGCAATGACAACGATGCGTGGATACTGGGTTCTGGAGATAACAATGTCTACAAGATTGAGCAGACTGGTGATGATAAGTATGCCAAGATTATTTCATGGGCTGATAACTCCGACATTTGGATTACCCAAGAGGGCAGTGGCAACCACAACGCCTATGTTTACAATTCAGTTTATGCAGACAATAATTCCACCAGACTGATCCAGAAAGGGTCAGGCAACAAGGATGCGGATATATTCTGGTACAGTGATTCCGATGATGGTGAGGTTACACTGACCCAACAAGGCAATGGCGCACACACCTCAAACATGAAGTTCTATACGGATGATTACGATGTGACGGTGGTACAGAAAGGTTCAAACAACAAGGGGTATACTGCGATCTTTAACTGTACCAGTAACTGCGATAAGGTTATTACGATCACACAACAAGATTGAAAACAAAAACCCTTTCTTTGCTATCGCTATTAGTTCTTTTGGGATTGCCATTATTGTTCCACGTGGAACCTTTAGAAATATTAAAGCTGAAGGTTTTTGATGCTTTTGTGCCTGAAAAATCAACCTCTGGTTATTTTGCTATCCTCAACATAACGGAAGAAGATATTGCTCAAGAGGGCGGTTATCCTTTGCCTAGACAGCGCCTGGCACATATACAAAATGCTCTTGTTCAAAGAGGGGCATCTGGGGTTGGGTGGGTGTTTGCATTTCCACAACCTGACCGCTTTGATGGTGATAAGTATTTTGCTCAAAGCCTTTCCCAAGTGCCTAGTGTTATTGCTGCTTTTGAAAATGATAATGGCATTTATCCCAACACTACAGGCACGGTCATCTTGGGAGATGATATTGGAGGGTTTGAATTAGCAGGGGTTATAGAAAACATAGAAGTTCTCAAAGATAATGCCTATCAAGGCATAGCTGTAGCCCCTGTTGATATAGACCAGTTGGTCAGAAGAATACCTTTGCTGATGCGAACCCCTGACGGTTGGGTGTCTGCTTTCGGCACTGAAGTGCTTAAAGTATTGGCAGGAGCTGATACCTACCTGATAAAAACCAATCCTAATGGCTTAGAGGAAATCAGGGTAAGAGGAATACCACCAGTGCCTGTGGATTCAATGGGGCGTAAATGGATCAGTTGGGTTGCTACCCCTGAATATACTTTGGAAGAACTGTGGATAGGTGAAGCAGATGTTGTGGATAAGTTTGTTTTTGTTGGGGTTACTGCAAAAGGGGTAATGCCACAACTGGCAACCCCAGTTGGCCTGTTGGAACCACACAAGATCCAAGCAGCTTTATCGGAGTCCATATTGATTCCAGACAGCCCTTACATTCCAGATTATTCCATAGCCGTAGAAACACTGTCATTTATACTCTCTATAGCTTGTATTTGGCTTGTGCTGAATGTTTTTGGCATAACATGGGGATTACTATTAGGGGCTACAGTAATGTCTCTAACAGCCTATTTAGGCTATTGGCTGATTCAGTCTGGAATCCTTATTGATGTTACCTGGTCGCTAATTTCTCAATTTATAACAGCGACAGTTGCCTTTTATCTCCTATTCAGGGAACAGTTCAAGCTCAGGCAGCAGATCAAGAAACAGTTTGAACATTATTTAGACCCTAGACAAGTCAAAAGACTACAGGAGAAACCAGAACTATTAAAACTATCAGGCGATAGGGTAAATGCTACTTTCCTATTTACTGACATTAGAGGTTTTACCGCCATGAGTGAAAAACTGGAACCAGAGGAAGTCACCGAGATCATCAATATAGTATTAACCAAGCAGGTAGAAGCAGTGCAAATGTGTGGGGGCATGGTGGACAAGTTCATAGGCGATGCAATGATGGCGATATTCAATGCCCCCTTGCGACTAAAGGATCACCCTGACGAGGCCATCAATGCAGGCATCCTCATCATGGAGAACATGATAGAAGCAAACAATATCCTGCAGGAGAAAGGCATAGACAGAAAAATAGAGATAGGAATAGGCATCAACACAGGGGATGCAGTGATTGGCAACATGGGTTCTGACTCTCGGTTTGACTATACTGCTATTGGTGATGCGGTTAATCTCGCTGCCAGATTGGAGAGCGCCACCAAAGAAGTGGGTTGTCCTATTCTAATTGGTCGTGCTACCATGAAACTCTGCTCTCAAACCATGATTGAGCAAAAGCCTATCAAGGTTAAGGGCAAGGCAAAGGAAATACGAATATATACTCTAGGAGATAATTATGGGTAGTACTATATTGGGAATCATAGCATTGCTTGGAATACTGTGTTTAACAGCTAGTGTAATTGCAGCTCTTACACCAACTCCTTCTGATGATAAATGGTTAGGCAAAGCATATAAATGGACAGTGGACTTGCTAGCCTTAAACATTCTGAAGGCTAAAGACAAAGCAGTTTCTGAATTTATGAGTTCTGAGATAAAGAAGAAATAACAGGAATCCATGAAGCTCTCTCTACTACTAGGGGTTCTTCTTCTGCTTATGGGCGCATCTTTCTTTGCGTATTACAGCGTAATGCAAGCGAAGTTGGATCAGGCAGTTATTGAGCTGCAGACCGCCATCAACAATCAACAGGTTCTGGAAAGCAAGATAGAGGAGCAGAACAAAACCATCACCGAACAGATTAACAACATGAAGAAAACTCAGGAACAGATTTCAAAACTGAGTACCCAATACAATGAATCCAAACAACAGGTGTCCAACCTGAGAAACAAGTTTGCCAAACACAACCTGGAGGGCATGGCATTAGCCAAGCCTGCACTATTACAGGGCAAGATCAATAAAGCCACAGCCAGAGTAATGGTCAATCTAACTACAATAACCAACCCAGACCAATTTGATGAAGACTCTGACGATACTGCTGCTGCTAACACTAACTAGCGGTTGTGCCAATCTCTCCCTGTTTGGCAACAAAGGAACGCCTGCAGTTCCACAGGTCAAGCCAGTTGAGGTTGTCAGCGTTCAGAAAAGAGCGCCCATCTATCACCCACCTTTGCCAGAGCCGATTGAGTCTGCTGATGTGGAGTGGAGAATATTATCGCCAGATATAATGCAAGAATACTTAACCAGTCTGGAAGCAGGCAACGAACCAAGAGTGGCTTACTACGGATTGACTTCCCAAGGCTACGAAAACCTGTCTATGACCATGAGCGAGATCACACGATACATAGAACAGGTACTGCATATTTTGGGTTACTATAGAGAAATGGACAAAGAGGAAGATGATGATTAGGGCATGGAGTTAGTTTGACTAGAGTTATCTCGGCAGAGGGAATTGCATTAATCAAAAAGTTTGAGGGTTGTGAATTAACCAGTTACCAAGACTCCGTAGGTGTGTGGACAATAGGGTTCGGACATACCAAAGGGGTAAAAAGAGGCATGATAGTAACCCAAGCGGAAGCCAGTCGTATGCTTGAAGATGAATTGACAGAGTATGAAGGTTATATAAACGATTACATAAAAGTTGATCTTGAGCAACACCAATTTGATGCTCTAGTGGCTTGGGTTTATAACTTAGGGCCAACCAATCTTAAAAAGTCTACCTTGTTAAAAGAATTGAATAGTGGTAGTTTTCGTAATGTGCCTAAAGAAATCAGACGATGGAATAAGGCAGGTGGTCGTGTACTTAATGGACTGATCCGTAGGCGAGAAGCAGAAGCGTTATTGTTTATGGAGAAAGAGTGGTATGAAATATGAGTACGGGCTTAAAGATGGAAGCATATTAACAATGGCTTTATCAAACAAACAGAGTAAAAGATTAGGCGCAATCATCTCGGTTGTCTTTGAAGAACATCTCCCCCAAAACGCAGACAAGGATTTAATTACCAATGGTTTTGTTGAGCCAACCAAACAAGCTATTGGATATGAATATAAACTCACAGACAAAGGGTTAGATGAAAAGAACAGGCTCTGTACTTTAGCAGGTCTAAACATACGTTATCAAAGCGAGAAAAATAATGCCAAAAAAACCAAAGAAACCAGTAAGACCCAGACCAAGAAGGAAGTGGTAATAGGTGCTTCGGAGATCTAAAAAAAAATAACTAGATTTGAATTAGCTTTAGAAAAGTATTATTCTAAAGCCAGCGCAACGGATATTCCTTCAGAAGTCATCTCTGAAGATTTCAGTTATAGATATAAAAAGAAAGGCTTTTGGGTTTTGCGGAACTTGAAAGGCTTGATTGTGGCTCTCGTTGATATTGAATCAGGAGAAACATTTATAGAGTAGAGTATGAAAAAAGAGAAGTCAGAGTTCAATTACCGTAGAGGTTTCTGGTTTCTTTATATCGCTCTCCTTATTCAGTCGGCAACTTTCTTTATCACTTAAAACGGTAAACTATCAAAATATTCTTTACGGTCAGGATTGTGTGGACTCTTTATCCATAGTTTCTCAGCTACAATCTTTCCAGTCAGCTCACTGAGTCCGTATCTTAAGAACAGGCTAGATTCAGCTCCTAGCATATCGTGTAGGATAGTATGATGATATTGGCAAAGGGGAATTGCGTTTCTATCATTAGCCTTTAATCCCATACCTCTACTGCCATCCCAAGGCTTAAGCAAATGATGTGCAGCAGTAATCCCATTGCAGTCCTGACTGTTAATAAGACATGGGCGGTTTTTAACCCACATCAAATGTTCTCTGTTTTGGTATCGTTTAGCCAATAATAAATCCCTTAATAAAATCACCAAATATCAACTGGTCTCTTAAATAGTTCTTTGATTTTATAATCTAGTTCATCAACTTTTTCCTCTAGTCCTTTTAGAATAATAAGTTCTGTTTTCCAATCTTTGATGTCTAAGTTAATAATTCTTCTAATAATCTTGTCTCTTTCTTTCTCCAATATACTAATATCAGTTTCCACTGCTTTTTTCATCCATCCTGATCTGTCTATTGGGTCGCTTATTTTAAAGCCCTCGCTA